GGCTTTATTTCGTGGTGTCAGAATTGGAGTAGGGGGGTATCCCTCAAGGTCGTGAAGGATGGCTAGGGGTAGGAGACCGGAGCCGGCGCAAAGCAAGGTGATACAGGGCAACTTCAGGCCCGATCGCCATACGCATGGGCCGCGGGTCGAGACCGGGTTGCCGCCGTGTCCGCGCTGGTTGGGCCGTTCGGCGAAAAAACACTGGGCAAAGCTCGGCGGGCAGCTGGCCGCGGCCGGGCTGATCAGCGTGATCGACGGCGACGTGTTCGCCGCGCACTGCGACACCATGGCCCGCTTCGCCGAGGTATGCGCGAAGCTCAAAGACGTCGAGCAGGCACTGGATGACACGCCCAACGGCTACCAGGTGCAATCGGCCTGGTTCACGGTGCGCTCGAAGCTCTTCGATCACCTGATCAAGGGCGCGCGCGAGTTCGGCCTCACGCCGGCGGCGCGCTCGGCGATCAAGGCGCCCGAGCAGACGCAGCTCCCGCTGGACGGCTGGGCCGACGTGTGACGGGTCGCGACTACGTCGCGATCGCCAACGGCTACATCGACGACGTGCTGAGCGGGGAGGTCCCCGCCTGCAACTGGGTGCGACTGGCGTGCGAGCGCCAGCGCCGAGACCTCGAGCGCACCGACTGGCGCTGGCGCTTCGACGAAGCCCGCGCCGCGCATGTATGCCGGTTCATCGAGCTGCTGCCCCACGTCAAAGGCGAGTGGGCGCGCGGCCGCGGCACGATCGTGCTTTCGGCGTGGCAGTGCTTCGTGCTTACCACCGTCTTCGGGTGGGTCAATGAAGCCGGGCACCGCCGTTTCAAGAAGGCGTACACGGAGATACCGCGCAAGAACGCAAAGTCGACGCTCTCCAGCGGCGTGGGTCTCTACCTGCTCACCGCCGACGACGAGCCCGGCGCCGAGGTGTACTCGGCCGCGACCACGCGCGACCAGGCGAAGATCGTCTGGGGCGATGCGCGGGCGATGACGATCGCCTCGCCGATGTTCCGCCGCCGTTTCGGCGTCGAGACCGGCGCACATTCGATCTTCGTGTCGAACGAGAACGCATCCTTCAAGCCGCTGAGCCGCGACCAGGGCGGCAACCTCGACGGCCTGAACCTGCATGGCGGCATCGTGGACGAGTTCCACGGCCACAAGGAACGCGCCATTTGGGACGTCCTGGTGACCGCGATGGGCGCGCGCTCGCAGCCGCTGCTCTGGGCGATCACCACCGCGGGATTCGACCGGGCGGGGATCTGCTACGAAGAGCGGTCCTACGTGCTGAAGATCCTGGGCGGCGTGATCGAGGACGACGAATACTTCGCGATCGTCTACACGATCGACACCGACGACGACTGGGCCGACCCGGCGAGCTGGCAGAAGGCAAACCCCAACTGGGGCGTGTCGGTGAAGCCGGAAGCCATCGAACGCGAGGCGCGCAAGGCGCTGCAGATGGCCAGCGCGCAGAACAACTTCCTGACCAAGCACCTGAACGTCTGGGTCAACGCCGACACGGCGTGGATGGAAATGCGGGCGTGGGACGCCTGCGCGGACGAGTCGCTCTCGCTCGATGACTTCGCGGGCGAGGAGTGCATCCTGGCGCTCGATCTCGCGAGCAAGGTGGACATCGCCGACAAGGTGCGGATGTTCCTGCGCGACGGGATCTACTACGTGTTCGCCGAGCACTACCTGCCCGAGCGCGCCGTCGAGATGGCGAGCAACTCGCAGTACGACGGCTGGCGCCGTGACGGCTGGCTAACGGTCACCGATGGTGAGGTCACCGATTACGACGTGATCGAGGACGGTGTGCGCGAGGACTGCGTGCGCTTCGATGTGCGCGACGTGGCCTACGACCCGTTCCAGGCGACGCAACTGTGCGGCCACCTGCTGGCCGAGGGCGTGCCGATGATAGAGGTCCGCCCGACCGTGCTGAATTTCAGCGAGCCGATGAAGCAGCTCGAGGCGCTCGTGCTGAGCGGCAAGATCCGCCACAACGGCGACCCGGTGCTGGCATGGATGGTGAGCAACACCGTCTGCCACCGCGATGCGAAGGACAACATCTACCCACGCAAGGAGCGCCCGGAAAACAAGATCGATGGCGTGGTCGCCATGATCATGTGCCTGGCGCGCCACATGGTGAGCGCCGAGCGCGCACCGGAGTACCAGATCATGATTCTCGGAGGTGGCAAATGATGCAGCGCGCGTATTCGGTGCTGGACGTAAAGGAGATGGTCGAGACCGACGATTACGTCCGCATCAAGGGCATCGCCTCGACGCCGTCGACGGATCGCATGGGCGACGTCGTCGAGCCGATGGGCGCGAAGTTCAAGACGCCGATGCCGCTGCTCTGGCAGCACCGCCACGATCAGCCCGTCGGGCGCGTGACGTTCGCGCAGCCGACGAAGAAGGGCATTCCCTTCGAGGCGGAGATCCCGATGGTGAAAGAGGCCGGCACGCTGAAGGACCGTATCGACGAGGCGGTCCAGTCGATCCGTTACGGCCTGGTGGCCGCGGTGTCGATCGGCTTCAACGCCGTCGAGGGCATGGTCGAGCGCATCGAGGGCGGCCTGCGATTCAAGGAGTGGGAATGGTTGGAGCTGTCGCTCGTCACCATGCCCGTCAATGCCGACGCGGTCATCACCGCGATCAAATCCGTTGACCAGGCGAGCATGGCCGCGCTCGAGCCGCGCCCCGTCACCGTAGTCCCCGGCGTCCCGGGACGTAAACCTACCCGCAAGGGCCCCGTGCAACTCATCCCGAGGAAATACTCATGAAGACTGTATCCGACCAGATCCGCGATCTGGAAAACACCCGCGCCGCCAAGGGCGCGCGCATGCACGAAGTGGCCACCAAGTCGATGGAAGAAGGCCGCTCCATGGACGAGGCCGAGGCCGAGGAGTTCGACGCCCTCGACGACGAGATCAAGACGATCGACGCCGACCTGGTACGCCTGCGCAAGCTCGAGCAGATGCAGGTCCGTGCTGCCGCTCCGGTTGATGCCGGCACGCAGCGCGCCGCGTCCGCCAGCCGCGCCGGCGCTCCCGCCGTGATCGTCAACCGCGAGGCCGAAGAGAAGTTTGTCGGGCAGAACTACACCCGCATCCTGATCGCCAAGGCGCTGTCGATCTGGGACCAGGGCGTCTCGCCGTCAGTCATCGCGCAGAAGCGCTGGGGCCGCATGAACCCGCTGCTGGTCGACGTGATCCGCGCCAACGAAGTGGCGGGCCACGGGTCGAGCTCGGGCGAAGCCGGTGCCGAGCTGGTGAGCGCGGACAACCGCTTCATGGGCGACTTCATCGAGTACCTGTACGCGCAGACGGTGTACAACCGCCTGGGCCTGCGCGAGATCCCGGCGAACGTGGCCATCAAGGGCCAGGACGGCGCGGCCACCGGCTACTGGGTGGGCGAGTCGAAGGCCATCCCGGTCAGCAAGGCCGACTTCTCCACGGTGTCCCTGACCCCGCTGAAAGTCGCGGCCCTGTCGGTCGTCAGCAACGAGCTGCTGCGCGACTCGTCTCCCTCCGCGGAGATGCTGGTGCGTGATGCGCTGGTCGCGGCTGCGGCTCAGCGTATCGACGCCACGTTCGTGTCGACCACGGCAGCAAGCGCCGGCGTGTCGCCTGCCGGCATCCTGAATGGCGTGTCGCCGTTCAGCTCCTCGGGCACGGATGGCGATGGCCTGCGCCAGGACATCTACAAGCTGTACGCGCCCTTCATCGCGGCGAACAACGCCTCCGGCGTGTCGTTCCTCATGCACCCGAGCATGGCGAAGGCCATCAGCCTGATGGTGAATGCGCTGGGCCAGACCGAGTTCGCGGGTCTGAATGCGGCCGGCGGCACGCTGCTGGGGGATGCGGTCATCACCGGCGAGAACGTCACCTCGACGCTGCTCATCGCCCTGAAGGCCTCCGATATCTATCGGATCGGCAACATGGGCGTGGAAGTGTCGGCGAGCCGTGACGCAACGGTGGAAATGTCCTCGGCGCCTGTTGCCGCGGCCGACGTGCCCACCGGCCAGACGCAGAACCCGGTCTCGATGTTCCAGACCGAGTCCACCGCGTTCAAGGTGGTCGTGCCCATCAACTTCGCCAAGCGCCGCACCACGGCTGTCCAGTACATCACTGGCGCCAGCTACGGTGCCTGGGTCTCGCCGTAACGGGTCGAAGCCTTGCCGGGGGCCCAGCGCCCCCGGCCTCTTTTTGAGGAATTCACATGCGGGTGATTGCCAAGAAGGCATTTTCCTACGGTGGCCGTGCGCTCACCGTGGGCGAGGAATTCAACGCAAGCGCTCGCGATGCGCGCGTCCTGTGTGCGCTCGGGCGGGCCGACACGGCGCCGCCGCTGCCACGGGCAGAATCTGAAATCGAGCCGCCCGAGCAGGCGCCTCCTGACGAGCCGAAACCGGCGCGTCGCCAATACCGCCGCCGCGACATGGTCGCCGAGGAAACCTGATGCGCGTGTTCGGGCTCGACATCACTCGCGCGAAGGCTGCGCCGGCCACGCTGCAGTCGGTCGATGACCGCGGCTGGTGGCGGGTGATTCTCGACCGTATGCCGGGGTACTGGCAGGCGCACGTCGAGTACGACCAGGAAACGGTGCTCGCCTATCACGCGGTTTATGCCTGCGTCACGTTGATCAGCAACGACATCGGCAAGCTGCGCCCTAAGCTGGTCGAAAAGGGCCCATCCGGCGTCTGGGCTGAAGTCACGAATCCGGCGTTCAGCCCGGTGTTGCGCAAGCCCAACCGCTTCCAGAACCACATCCAGCACAAGGAGTGGTGGGTCACCAGCAAGCTGCTGCACGGCAACGCCTACGGGCTGAAGGTGCGCGATGCGCGCGGCGTGGTGATCGCGATCTACGTCCTCGACCCCTTGAAGGTCAGGCCGCTGGTCACGCCGACCACCGAGGTCTACTACGAACTGCAGCAGGACAACATGAGCAACCTGCAGGCGCCGATCATCGTGCCGGCCAGCGAGATCATTCACGACCGCATGAACTGCCTGTTCCACCCGCTGGTCGGCATCTCGCCGATCTACGCCAGCGGCAGCGCGGCCACCATCGGCATCACGATCGAGGGCAACCAGGAGAAGTTCTTCGCCAACAGCTCCACGCCGGGCGGGGTGCTGAGCGCACCCGGCGCCATCGCGCAAGCCACGGCCGACCGGCTGAAGGCTTACTGGGACGAGAATTTCACCGGCGACAACGCGGGCAAGGTCGCGGTGCTGGGTGATGGTCTCACGTTCAACCCGATGCGCATGTCCGCGGTCGACTCGCAGCTGCTCGAGCAACTGAAATGGTCCGCCGAAGTGGTGTGCTCCACGTTCCACGTGCCGCCGTTCAAGGTCGGCGTCGGCGCCATGCCGACCTACCAGAATGCCGAGGTGCTGAACCAGATCTACTACGCCGACTGCCTGCAATCGCTGATCGAACAGTACGAGGCGTGCATG